TATCCTTCACGAGGATAGTGGATTATCTCAGTCCTGTCGGTCGATTAGGTCCGTTTGTTAACTGTCAGAGACGTCGGCACACGTCCGATAAAACCCGTATAGTCCCGGGAAGGACAAATGCATAATTAAATTTTTATATTTTCAATATTATAATTTTTACGTTTTTAGTGTATTTTATGCACCTATGTCAGGTGCTATTGTCATGTGCGAGGAAGACCATTATCTAGTATGTGACTTGTGTCTCATAGGCATAAACATTCATGTTAACTGAATCAACAGTTCCGCTACCAACAGTAAACAGTGGAAAAACCACCGTGGCATCAGTAGCAGTGGCGGCTTTATCAATTCGAATCGCGTAGTGTATCTGCCGAACTGTGTCAGATCCGGTTATTATAGCTGTTGTTGTGCTCCATCGAGCATTACCCTGTGTATCTATTGGTGAAGTAGTGCAATTGGTAGCCGTAGCTCCTATACCTGAGTTAACAGGGCCAAAGAAATAGCTACTTGCGGCGCCAGCGACTTGTACATGGATGAAGGCAGTACCAGCCCAGCTAGCCGGGATGGTTAGAGTTCTGCCTTGTACTCCCCAAAATAGATTGGAGATGTAGAGATTCGACTGTGTAAACCAATTGTTGAGTGTAGGCGTACTGACTGCTCCTGATAAACAGGAACCCATCAGAGTGATGGTGCGGTCAGATTTTACTACTGGTTTCAACAACTCGATTTCATATGTCACCCAGAGATCTCCAAGAGCTACTGTACCGTCACCGGTACCTACTGGTTGGCCTCCGTTGCCAATGAATAGGTCTCCATGGTTGTACATTAGTGCGTCTACCCCATTGGCATCTGAGGTAAGGGGCTTGTTATTGCAATATTTTATAGTGAAGGGATTTTCGGATGGATTACACTCAACTGGGTGAATGAATGCCTGTGAAGGAACGCTCTCATTTGCATTGTATTCGTTGAGCATTTCCTGTTTGGTGCCGGGTCTTGTGGTTCCAGATCGATATGTGGTTTGCAAAGCAACCCACCCGAGAGCTTGGGACGTAGAGACGGCACCACTAGTTGGGATATAATGGAAAACCATACCTTTGATCCTATATTGCTCGAAACCCATGGCCATTTTAGACAGCCAAGGGAACATAGCAGGATTTCCAGGGTTGATTTGTAGAGCACTGAAATAGTCATTGGTCTGATTCTTAACAGTAAGAATAAATTCTTTGTGTCGAATAACCACACTTTGGCCTGATTTATGCATGTCTGGAACAGAGTCCGCCATGCGCAGCACGGAATTACTGCGAACGCTGTAATCACCATTGCCGCTCCATCTACTAATTAACGCGCCAAGGCCAGTGCCAATGGAGCTTCCAATACCTTGGGCACCGAAATAACTCCCTAGAGCACCACCACCAGCACCACCGAGCAAGCGCATTGCTTGACCCAGGGCAGTGATATCGGTCTGTGTGGGCTTTGCAGCCGTTGATTTCTTTTTAGTACTTATCTTTCCCGTTTTCATGTTAATAACTACTGGCATTTTCTTACTAGAGCGTTTTGGCGCCATAGTTTCTTGATCTTATATATATATGTATGGTATAAATATTTGTATTTAATGTATTGTGGTTTATACCCAGGCCTTTACGGCAGGGCCGCTACAAGGATGGGGGTTGTGCACTCTGTGTGCCCAATCTTGGGTTCTAACAAAAACTCCGACATGTGTCGCTCAATTGCGACCTGCTCGTCTGGAGAAATATCCCAAGCCTCAAATACCTGAACCCTAGTCCATGGGTCAGGCTCCTTGTAGTACTGCGTCATACCTTTCGACATCAGTCTCATACCTGTAGCAAAAGTGGGATCATCCAACATATTCGACTGTCTCATGCATCCAATGCGCTGATAACACTGGTAAAAATCCTGTAATACTGGTACTCCACCGGTCAACCATAAACCACCAGTACCAACAGCTGTGCACCACTTCTCGCGGTGGATCGTGTTGGTAAGTGGATGGGTGGTCATAGTGTCTTTCCTAAGAGTCGCTGGTATATTGCGGACCATTCTGCATGATTCCCCAATCTCGATGGGATGCATTTGACAGAACTCAATCTGGTGGAGCTCCGTCACTGGACTCTCACATGTCATGCGAAAGCCCAGTCCACTAAAGTACTCACTCAACCCCTCCATGAACTGTGCAACATCCTTAGCTTCCAAAAAGACGACACAGTCGTCACCATTGTTGACTAATTTAATATGGATGTCGCAACTCTTAGCATATGACCATACCATTGCTGACATGATCAGACAATTGCCAAGACCAGTGTTCATGTCACCGGAGAATCGTTTTCCTTTCACACGGTATTTCAACCGTCCGTCAGAGCAATAGCCCACACCTCGGTTATTCATTTGCCATTTTAGCAACTTCGAGAGATGTGGGGAGTATCTAAAAAGTTTACGGTAGATATCGTGTTCCCAGTCCAGCATGGCGGGAGACACGTGCATGTCAAATTTCTCAGCGTCAAGTCCGATTGCGACAGGCTTGTCAAAACTTCGCCATTTGCCACGGATTATGTTACCGATCTCCTCAACATTGTACCCTTTCATTACTGTGGGTCCATCACCAAAAACCTTTCCTATCGCTTTATAGACTTTGTGCTCAATCGCTTTAATGTAGCGACCGAGCGAAAGATTGTACGCAGGGTCACGGGGCTGAATGCACCGGGGAGCTTTGTCAGGATTGACTAACTCCATCTTAACAAACACTATAGACATAGCGTCTCTTCGTGACAACCCAATACGAGTTAACTTGTTTAATGCGTTTTCATAAATTGTTCTACGCCGACCACTATACGTCTCCAGTACTTGACTGTAGGAAAATGGGGTGGGCTCCCTCATGGACTCTAAAATACCATTGCGGAAATTCATGAGACGCTCATTAACCAGCGTCGCATCAACAAGTGGTGGAGCTACATAGTTGTCTCCAACTTTGCAGTAATACATGCGCGTCAAGAGCGCACACTCCAATGTGCCTATGTCTGCATTGTTTACCCCTAATTGCTTGTTACCAGACAACTCCGAAATGGAGTATAACTTGCGGGGTTTGCAAGGTTCCTTAGCATGTTTGTAGACTGTCAACCTCGCGTCAACAAGCGTGGTCTTATGACCAACACCATCTACAATGCCAAGGCCCCCTCAGGGCCGATACTGGTTCGTATCAACACCACCAAACATACCACGGATGCGGTCGGTCCAACTTTGTGGCCCGGCACTACGCAATCTACGTTTCTGAGTGGCAGCGATGAGACTATTATCAATGGCAGCGGCTAAGATATCCTCGTTATCGGGAATGAATACGCCAGAAATAACCACCTCAATCGTTGATCGAATGTGGGTTGGCCTCACTCCGTGTTTATTCATTATATTGTTTGCCATTCTACGGACGGCCAGCCGATTGGCTGCATTATCCGTTGGACAACCGAGTCTATTCTTAATGTCGGAGACCACTGAGCCTATATACTCACCACGTCTCCTCCTGTTGAGCCTGCGATGTTTCTCGACCTCAATGACGTCTTGCTTTACCACAAATACTTTCGTAGCAAGGGACTGACGCTGTTGGTA